CAAATTATCACCCCCAATCGTGGTTGTTTTATTTATTCTGGATAAAAGCCTGTTTGGCTATTAAAAGCCTCAGCCTCCAAAATCGCTTTAAGGTCAGCTTCTGCCATATTGCCATTTGCAATAACAGCAGTTAAGAAATCATTAAAAGCCTCCGATGCCACCAGAAGGTTCCGTTGGTGCTCCATTTCCTGAACGGGGCACGTTTTGAGGCGATTGATTATCAGTCCTTGATACGCCACCAACCAGTCCTTGAGCAAGGTTTGGACCGCCGAAGCTAAATCCCGTTCCTGCATTTCCGCTTGCAGGTGAGCCGTTGCTTTGGACAGCTCCGAATAATCCACTTTGTTCTGAGCCATTTCCTTCTCCTCCAAATAATAATTGTAATTCAGGTGGTAACATTAATAAATATTGAGGTGGTAATACACCAAATGTCATGTACGCTTGTAACGCTTCAGGTGGTAAACTACTTAATACTTGTTGTTTAAGTTGCATATCCATGATAGCACGTTGCTGTACAACCGCTGGGTCTGTAACATAATCATTATAGTTTTTAAAGCCAGCACTTTCAATCCATTTTTTGAATAGATTGTAAATGTTTTGTGGTGTTACAATAGGAATACCAGCTGCTTGTGTTTGCATCAACGCTGTAAGCATTGTTTGCAATGTCATAATAGTGGACTCTTTAGTAGAAATACTAATGCCAGCATTTACAACTAAGTCAAAATTACCATTGAGGTCGTCAGGGCTAATACGTAACTGTTTATTTGTTAGCCGAACCACAGTTTCTTGGTCTACGAATTTTTGGTTAAGGCTAACCATAAAACGAAACAGTTCCGATATCCCTGTCTCCGCAAACATACGAGCCACAAGTTCCAAGCGTTGTGCAGATTGTCCCAAAATAGCACTAATACCAGTAGCCGTTTTGTTAAGGCTGTTAGCATCTAAGCCTTGGTTATACCGTGTAATACCAGTACGGTTTTCCTTTTGTCCTTCTAAATACTCCAAGAATTGGAATGTTTGTGGGGATAACTGGTTTACTGGCATTGCCATAGCTACATCGCCCATACTAGAACCCGGTTTTTTACGAATAACCTTACGACCTTCAATATAGTCAGAGATATTAATACTATCTTCTGCTAAAATCATTTTAGGGTCGTTAGTTAATGCAATATTTTGTACGATTTGACGAGTGAGGGCTACCTTCATATCTTGTAATTCCCCAATTAGCTCTGCATAAGAGCGTTTTACCCAAATACGATGAGGGTCTTTAGTTGGAGAAATGGAGAAGAATGGGTGTCTACCCATGTAATTTGGTTCTGCACGGAGAATAACATCACCAGCAATGGTAATAATCATATCTTCAAGAATACCATCGTTATTGAAGTCAATTTTAGTGTAACATTCATAAATCGTAACTTCTTCACGAGCTTTATCTTGTTGGTTATTATGTAATGGTGTGTAATGGTCGCCAATTACGTCCTCTACTTGGTCTGTAATCCAAGATACTGGACCATTATCAGGGTGAACCATGTCTACATTA